TTGATAAAGAAATATTAGAACAATTAGGAGAAAAATAAATGGCAACGTTTATAACAAAAGGAACAGTAATAGCAAATCCTTCTGACGATAATGTTAATCGTGCACAATTCGTAAGACTTGTTGCTACTGCTGCTACTTCAAAGATTACAGTATCTTCTGAAGATAGTACGGTATTAGGTGATGTTTATTTACACGTAGCGGGTGATGAAGCAATTATAGAAAAAGCACCAAGCGATAAATTAAATACATCTGCTGGTGCAGTTACAGTACACGCAGTTGGTTCACCAAGAAGTTAATTATGACTATATCTACAACCAAATTAGTTGATGATAGTTTTAAAATCATTATTAACTCAAATGGTGTAGGCAATGAAATTAACCAAAAATTGGTTGATGTTTTAAACTCAAATAATGCTTCAAGTGAACCAAAAGTTTCAATAGCTAATATTGCTTATGAAATTATTGGGACAGGAGAGGTAACAGTATTTTTTGAAAATGATAATACAAAAGAAGTTATATTATCTGGACGTGGTAATTATGGTTTAAAACCAGGTGAAGAAAAAATTAAAGATGTTATTGGTAACATTTTATTAGATAGTGACTCTAATGTTACCAAATATAATTTAGTAATAGAGGCACATAAAGAATTGGGATACAACTAATGGCAGACACAGTAACAACACAAACTATTGCTGACACTTCAGGTGTTAAGTACGCTGTAAAATTAACAAATTTTTCAGATGGTACAGGTGAAACTTTAGTTAAAAAAGTTGACGCTTCAGAGTTAACTTTTATGACAGAAGATGGTAATAGAAAAATTAGTAAAATTTGGTATTCAATAAACACAGCAAATAATAAGTCAGGTGTAGAGATTATATGGGCAGGAACTACAAACAGTACTGCAGTGTTTCTTTCAGGTAATGGATATTGGGATTTAAGACCATCAGGAAATGAAATATTAAATAACGCATCAACGCCTACAGGAGATGTACTATTAAGTACAAAAAACTTTGCGAGTGGTGATAATTATACAATAATTGTAGAGTTTAGATAAAAAAGATTATAAATAGTAGAGAGAGAATTTATGAAACTAATATCAGAAGAAGTCCAATCAGCCGAATACCTCATCGAGGAAAATAACGGTAAAAAAGAATATAAGATTAGAGGAATATTCTTACAATCAGAAGTTAAGAATAGAAATGGAAGAGTCTATCCAAGAGAAGTTTTGGTTAGAGAAGTGAATAGATACAATAAAGAATTTGTCGAAAGAAAAAGAGCCTTTGGCGAGTTGGGGCATCCAGATGGTCCAACTGTTAATTTAGAAAGAGTATCACATATGATTACTAAATTGACACCAAGCGGTAAAGATTTTATCGGCGAAGCGAAGATAATGAATACACCATACGGTAAGATCGTTAAAGGTCTTATTGATGAAGGCGCACAATTAGGAGTGTCTAGTCGAGGTATGGGTTCAATATCTATGAGAAACGGTGTTAACTACGTAAAAGATGACTTTTATCTTGCCACAGCAGCTGATATAGTTGCTGACCCGTCTGCTCCAGATGCATTTGTAGAAGGTATTATGGAGGCAAAAGAGTGGGTGTGGGAAAACGGTGTATTGTTAGAAAAAGACGTTGAATCGTGGAAACATCAAATTAGAAACGCAAAAACAAGGGCTTTAGAAGAAGCTAAGTTAAAAGTCTTTGAATCGTTTCTTAAAAAACTTTAATCTTATAAATATCTTGTAACAAAAGAAATTTATAAACGTTTATAAAAATAAGGAGATTTCTAATGGCCGAAACGGAAAAGAAAATTGAGGCGATAGAAGCAGAAGTAGAGAAAGAAGTAGTTGAAGCAACTGCTAACCCTCAAGCTGACGCTCCTAAAAAGAATGCTGTTGCGGCTGAGCCGTCTCATCTGAAAAATGATGCAGAAGATTTAGGCGCAGCTGTTGTTAAACCAACGGACAGTAATCCTGACGCCACAAAGAAAATAAGTCAAGTTTCTGGACAAGCTCCTCAAAAAAATCAAGGTGCTGCTGACGCAATGCCTAAATTAAAAGAGGAAGAAGAAAAAGAAACTAAAGACGGTAAGAAATATTCTGAAGTTAAAGAAGGCGAAATGCCTAAAGCTGCTCTAGACGCTCTTAAAAAGTCGCAAGACAAAAAAGAGATGTCACACGAGGACGAAAAGAAAAAAGATGTGAAAGAAGAGTCGGAAGACACTATTGACATATCTGCTGACGTTGCTGCTTTAACTAAAGATGAAAACTTATCAGAAGATTTCAAAGCAAAAGCTGCTACTATTTTCGAAGCCGCTGTAAAATCAAAAATTACAGAAGCTAAAGAAAAAATGGAAGAAACTTACGCTGCGAAATTGAACGAAGAAGTTGAAGCTTCTAAAGCGGAGTTAGTTGAAAAAGTTGATTCATACCTAAACTATGTAGTTGAGGAATGGATGGCTGAGAATAAACTAGCTATCGAAAGAGGCATCAAAGGAGAAATTGCTGAGGACTTCATAAATGGTCTAAAAAAATTATTTGAAGATCATTACATTGACGTTCCAGATGAAAAATATAATGTGCTCGAAGATCAAGCTTCAAAAATTGAAGACCTTGAAAAAAAACTTAACGAACAAATCGAAAAGAATGTTGAACTTAACAAGCATAACGGTGAGTTAAAAAGACAAGACATCATTGATGAGGCGTCTGAAGACTTAACTGATACTGCTAAAGAAAAGTTTAGTAAACTTGTAGAAGAAGTTGAGTATTCAAACGAGAGCGACTTCAGAACTAAAGTGGCTACTATTAAAGACAGTTACTTCGGTAAGAAGACTGAATCTTCAAATGATGTAGATAATGTAGCGGTAGGCGAGGGATTGACTGAACAAGTTGATTTATCGAATGCTATGGCTGCTTATACCGCCGCTATAAGTAAAACAAAAGACATTAAATTGTCAATAAAATAATATAGGGAGAGAACGATAATGTATTTATCTGAAACTTACGAAAAAAAATGGCAGCCAGTCCTAGAGCATCCTGATTTACCAAAAATCAGCGATTCTTACAGACGTGCCGTTACAGCTACGATCTTGGAAAACCAAGAGAGAGCACAAAAAGAAGATGCTGCGTTTTTAAACGAATCAGCTCCTTCTAACGCTACTGGTTCATCAGTTGCGAATTGGGATCCAATCCTAATTTCATTAGTTAGAAGAGCGATGCCGAATTTAATCGCATATGACATTGCTGGTGTACAGCCAATGACAGGACCAACTGGTCTAATCTTCGCAATGAGAAGTAGATATACTTCACAAACTGGCGCAGAAGCTTTATTTGCAGAAGCTGATACAGACTTTGCAAGTAGAAATGCTGCTGGTGACTCAACACTTCCAGGTGTTGGTGGTGCAGGGTCTTCATCTCAATCAGGAACTAACCCATCTGTACTTAACGACTCACCAGTCGGAACATACACAACTGGTACAGGTATGGCAACTGCTACTGCAGAAGCATTAGGTGATTCATCTAATAACGCATTCGCTGAAATGGCATTCTCAATTGAGAAATCAACTGTTACTGCTAGATCAAGAGCGCTTAAAGCTGAATACACTATGGAATTAGCTCAAGACCTTAAAGCTATCCACGGTTTAGACGCTGAGACAGAACTTGCAAACATTCTATCTGCTGAAATCCTTGCGGAAATCAACAGAGAAGTTGTAAGAACTATCTACACAGTCGCTGAAAAAGGTGCATCTGCTAACACAGGAACAGTAAACACTACAACTGAAGGTATCTTCGATTTAGACACAGACTCTAATGGTAGATGGTCAGTTGAAAGATTTAAAGGTTTAATGTTCCAAGTAGAAAGAGAAGCTAACGCAATTGCGCAAAGAACACGTAGAGGTAAAGGAAATATCCTTGTAACTTCTTCTGATGTTGCTTCTGCTCTACAAATGGCAGGCGTGTTGGATTACGCTCCAGCATTAAACAACAATCTTTCTGTTGATGACACAGGCAATACTTTTGCTGGTGTATTAAACGGTAGATTTAGAGTGTATATTGATCCATACTCTGCGAACAATACTGCAAGTCAGTATTTCGTAGTAGGATATAAAGGTACTTCACCTTACGATGCAGGTATCTTCTATTGTCCTTACGTACCATTACAAATGGTTAGAGCAGTTGGACAAGACACATTCCAACCAAAAATTGGTTTCAAAACTAGATATGGTCTAGTAGCGAACCCATTTGCTGAAACTGGTGCCGCTTCAGGAGCTGTGACTGCAGTTAATGACGCTGGTAACAAAAACGCAAACAGATACTACAGACGAGTTAAAGTTTCAAACTTAATGTAATATCAGGTTGGTTTATACCACAACTTAAAAAGGGCGGCCGTAAAAAGTCGCCCTTTTTTTTACCTTATAAATAATAGTATGGTAGAGATTGTATATCTTATACCTTTGTTGTTTGATTTTTATACAAAAGAATTTAGACCTTTTTCAGATTTAGAAATAAAAAAATATAACACACAACAAGAGTGTATAGTAGAAATGAATAAACAAAATAGAAAATATATAACTGAATTTTCAGCATTAAGAGTGGTGTGCGTGGTTAAGTAATATGAAGAAAATAATAATTCAATATCTTTATGTATTTCTTTTGGTGTTAATAATGTTAAGTATTTTTACTTGGGCTAACTCCTGTGAAGAAGATAAAGAAGAATCAACAGAAATCACATATTGTAAAGATGAGCAAGTTTCTACTGAAGAAACCCCTTGTACTGAAAAAAAAGAAAATATTAATAGTGTTTCAGAGGCAATCATCAAATTAGGTAAGTCTGGTGCCTTTCCTAAATAGATATAAATAGTATTATGACAACTATAAACTCATACGCAAGACAACCTACTCAACAAGATTACGCTAGTCCTACACAATTTAAATTTAGTATTCTTAAATTACCTAAAGTAGAATATTTTTGTACACAGGTTAATTTACCTGGTATTACACTTGGTGGTACTATGGTACAACCTACACCACTAAAGGACATTCCAATACCTGGTGATAAGTTAACATACGATCCATTGTCTATGACATTTTTAGTAGATGAAAATTTAGAAAACTTCCAAGAGATACACGGTTGGTTAGTTGGATTGGGTTTTCCAAGAGACTATTCAGAATTTAGAAATTTATTGTCCGCAGGCGATGATAGATTTCCTTCAAAAAATCCATCTGTAAGTACAGAGATTGGTAAAGTAAAATATGGATCGCCAAACGTAGGTGGTATATATTCAGATGCTACACTAACAATACTAACAAGTAAAAATAACCCTCAATTAGAAGTGAGATTTAGAGATGTATATCCTACAGCTCTAACAGGATTAACATATAGTCAACAAGCGACTGATGTGGACTATTTAACAGCAACAGTATCATTCAATTACTCAATATATGATTTTGCGAGTGTAGGCGCCTCTACAGCGTCAATA